CGTTAACTTGGCCTACCGGAGTAGTTTGGCCCTTAGCAACACCACCAACTCTTACAGCCGCAGGAGTCGATATATTCACATTCACGACCAATGATAATGGTACTACATGGTTTGGAATTGCCTCTGGAATCGGGATGGCGTAAATGACATTACTTCGTAATTTAACAGGCACAAGCCCTTCTGGAGATGCCCCGAATGTAGAGGATGTGTTTTCTACTTATCTTTATACGGGTGATAGTTCAACACGGACAATCACCAATGGCATCGACCTCGCTGGTGAGGGTGGGATGGTTTGGATAAAAGGTAGAGATGTAGCTAGAGACCATTATCTTTTTGATACACTTAGACCTATCGGTGGTGGCGAAGAAATGCTACGACCTAATTTGAGTGATGTGGCATTTGCAGGCACAAATAATGTAACCTCTTTTGATGCTACTGGATTTTCTTTAGGTGCTCAATCTCAAACTAACTTCTTAAACTCAACTTTTGCCTCTTGGACATTCCGCAAAGCACCACGCTTTTTCGATGTTGTTACTTATACTGGGAACGGAACTGCTGGTCGTGAGATTGCTCATAATCTCGGTGTTGCTCCGGGAATGATAATCGTTAAAAACACAGGGACAATCACGAATTGGCAAGTATATCATAGGTCAATCAGTGGGTCGTTAGTTCTTCAATCGACAGCAGCACAAGATACTACTAGTGCAAAGTATTATTTTGGCGATGATACTGTTGTAATACCACCAACAGATACAGTTTTTACAGTGGGTGGGAGTTATGCTGGAACGCAGGTTAACGGAGCTACAGAGGAGTATGTAGCCTACCTCTTCGCCCACGATCCTGTCGGTGAGAACAATGATGGGATGATTGCTTGTGGGTCTTATACAGGGAATAGTAGTGCTGATGGCCCAGAGATTGATTTAGGATGGGAGCCGCAGTACATAATGACAAAGGCTACTGATGATGCCTCCTATTGGAATATAATTGATGTATTACGAGGCATATCGACCAGTAGTACTCAAATCCTGCAGGGCAATACTAGTAATATAGAGTCAGCACATACTCCTGCACAGGTACAGGTAACGCCCACCGGATTTAAAATCATAAATGCGGGTGGTGCCTACAACAGTACATTCAACTTCATCTACATGGCAATCCGCGGCCCGATGATGAAAGAGCCTGAATCTGCGACTGAGGTGTTTGCTGCACAAGTATATGCGGGAACAGGCTCGGGAGCAGTATCCGCCCTAGACACTGCTCTTTCTACTGATCTATTTATGGTAACTTCCCGGTCAGGGGTGACTAATGGTGCCCATATTATGTCTAGGCTCACTGGGTATCCTAAACTTAATGATGCGTACAACGCATTAGCTACTCACTCCAATGCGGTGGAAACAAACTCCGATATGTGGTCATTCCGTAGAGATTACGCTAATAATCAAGATAAGTTCTTTGCATATCAGGACATTGGCGGTAACTGGCAAACCTCTGGATCAACATATGCAGCATACGGTTTCAAACGCGCCAAAGGCTTCTTCGATGTTGTTACTTATACAGGAAATCAAGTCGCTGGGCGTGCGATACCACATTCGCTTGGCGTTGTGCCTGAGATGATTTGGGTTAAGTGTAGGACTACAAACCCAAAGGGATGGGCGGTATATAGCCAAGACCTGGCTCTTAATAGGTATTTATATTTAAATACAGATATAGCCTCTACTTCCGAAACTCTCTGGGTAGCTGGCAGACCTACTGATTCTATATTCTACATTAGTGATCATGGTGATGTTAACGGACACTTCGCCAGTAGCGATTATATAGCCTACCTATTCGCCAGTCTTGAGGGCGTAAGCAAGGTTGGGAATTATACAGGCAACGGTTCTTCACAGAACATCGCTTGTGGATTCTCTGGAGGTGCTAGATTCGTACTCATCAAGCGTACTGACGCTGTAGGCGATTGGTTCATGTGGGATACAGAGCGAGGTATTGTTGCCGGTAATGATCCACATTTATCACTGAATACCACAGCCGCCCAAGTAACAACGGATGATTCAATAGACCCATATTCCACTGGTTTTACAATTAACCAAGTAACTGCCACTAACGTCAATGTGACAAATGGTACATACATATTTTTAGCAATCGCATAAGATAGGAGAAATCAATTATGCAATATAGAGTAAGAGAAACAGGTGAAGTAAAAACTCAAGGTGAAATCCGAAGAATTTATTCATCAACATCATTCCCCAGAGTTTGGGGCCAAAATACATGTGATTTCATTGGTATTGATCCAGTGTTATTATCACCGAAACCAGAAGTAACAGAGCTCGAGCACGTTCTAATGGATGGTGTAGAGAAAGACAGCCTTGGTAACTGGGTAGAAAAATGGATTATCGCAGATAAGTTCTCTGATTATACTGATGAAGACGATGTGATCCACACAAAACTAGATCAAGAGACTAAACATCTTCAAGGACTAGAAGATGTTAAATTTGTTGCACTAAGAGCAGAGAGAACGCGTTTACTCGAAGAAACTGATTTCCTAGGAAATTCAGATGTAACAATGTCAGATGAAATGACTATCTATCGTCAAGCTCTTCGTGATTTACCTAAAACTGTTACTGATATAAATAATATAACATATCCAGAAAAACCATTATAGTCATATAATGATTATATAAATAGTATTATGAGTATATTAACAAAATCAGATTTAATAGAATATTGTCTTAGACAGCTTGGTAAACCAGTTGTAGATATTAATGTTGATGTTGATCAAGTAAATGATCGTATTGATGAAGCACTCCAATACTTTAGTCAGTTTCATTATGATGGTATGGAGAGGGTTTATCTTACCCATACCATTGATCAAGATGATTTAACGAGAAGTATATCTACAGATTCAACAACTGGAACATTAAGCTCAGTTACTTCTACATGGACAGAAACTAAAAATTGGATACCACTTCCAGATTCAGTCATATCTATAATGAAGGTATATCATCCTTCAGAGTTATTTGGGTCTAATTGGTATAATCAAGCTGCCATGATAAAATCTGGTATGATAGATATATCAAGTGGGCAATCAATTGTTTCCTATGAAACAATGAAAACCCATATTGATATGTTAGATAATTTACTTAATACTAAACCCTCTATACGATTTAATCAATTAAATTCTAAATTATATTTTGATGATAAATGGGAGTCTAGATTCTCGGTTGGTGATACAATTATAGTTGAATGTTATAGAAAGGTTGATCCAAGTGTTGCTGTTAAAATGTATAATGATATCTTTTTAAAAAGGTATGCAATTGCATTAATTAAAAGGCAATGGGGACAAAATCTTCAAAAATTTAAGGGTATTGCGATGATTGGTGGTGTAGAGATTGATGCAGATACTATATACACACAAGCACAGGAACAGATATCTGAACTTGAGGAAAAGATTATATCTACATATTCTGCTCCTTTAGATTTTTTAATAGGATAAGTTATGACAACTTCTCCTTTTTTTAATCGTGGATATAGACCAGAAAGCTTATTATACGAAGAAATAATTATAGAGCAGATTAAGGCGTTTGGTACTGATGTCTATTATCTTCCTAGGAAATTAGTCAAGGAAGATAAGTTATTTGGAGAAGATATATTAAGTGAATTTAATTCTGCATATATCATTGAAATGTATTATGAGAATGAAAGTATTGGTGCGGGTGAATCTGATATATTATCCAAGTTTGGTCTTGAATTAAGAGATGAAGGTAAATTTCAAGTTTCAAGACTTCGTTTTGAACAATTGATATCACTTGATCAAAATTTAATATCAAGTACCAGACCAAATGAAGGAGATTTAATATTCTTTCCTGGCCAGAATAGAAATAAACTTTTTGAAATTACATTTGTTGAAGAAGAAGAGTTTGAAAAACTCCAAAATATTCCAGTATACACATTAACCTGTAAACTTTTTGAATATTCTAATGAAGCACTTGATACTGGTGTCTCTGTAATTGATGTTATTGAAGATACTAGATCAACTAATTCAATAGATCTATATGATTTCTTACTTGAAGATGGTTCTGGTGAATTGGTATTTGAAGATGGTATGAATATTATACAAGAATCTTATAAAATAGAAGATATCGATGAAACTTCTATTAACGAATGGATTCAAACTGAATCTGATAAAATAATAGACTTTACTAACAATAACCCATTTGGTGAAATATAATGCTAGGCGCTGATCCATATTATCATGAAATATTAAAGAAAACCGTTGTTGGTTTTGGTTCTATGTTTAATGATATTTTCCTTATCAGAAAAGATAATTCTGGTGAAATTAAACAAAAAATGAAAATACCATTATCATATGGCCCAAAAGAAAAATTTCTTGCAAGATTAAAATCAGATCCAAATTTATCTAAATCTGTTGCTATATCATTACCTAGAATTGGTTTTGAACTTGGTGCATTTAATTATGATCCATCCAGAAAACTTAATAAGATTAATACAGTAAAGATACCAAAAGTTGGTGACACTGAAGCGGTATCTAAACAATTTTCACCTGTACCGTATTCGGTATCATTTGAACTCTATATAATGGTAAAAAATTCTGATGATGGTATACAGATAGTTGAACAAATTTTACCTACATTTTCACCATCATATACAATGA